CCCCCGCGCCACACGCCGTACGCGCGCAAGATTGCTAATTTCGTAAAGGCCTTCGTAGCCGCAAACTGGTTTCCAAATCTCCATACCGTAGACATTAAACCCGTATACGTTGGAGGTCAAGCATGAAAACGCCGATACTCGGCAGCGCTTACGTCGCACGAAGCGTAAACGCTGCCGACAACCGCATGGTAAATCTGTTCCCGGAAATCGTGCCGGAAGGCGGCAAAGAGCCTGCCTTCCTTCAGCGCGCTCCGGGGCTTACGCGGTTGGCGACTATCGGCATCGGGCCTATTCGCGGCGAATGGACGTTCGGCGATTACGCTTATGTCGTGTCCGGCCCTACGCTTTTTCAAGTTGACAGCAACTGGAACGCTGTTGCTAAGGGCACCGTAGCAGGCACCGGACAGGTCAGCATGGCTGATAACGGCACGCAGCTATTTGTAGCTGCCAACCCGCAAGGGTATATCTATAACGTCAGCACCGACGTCTTTCAGCAGATTACGGACCCCGACTTCCCCGGCGCTGTGACGGTCGGCTATCTCGACGGCTACTTCGTGTTCAACGAACCCAACAGCCAAAAAATCTGGGTGACGCAGTTGCTGGACGGCACCAGCGTCGACCCGCTGGACTTCGCCAGCGCTGAAGGCAACCCTGACAACGTCGTCGCTATCTTTGTCGACCACCGCGAAGTCTGGGTATACGGCACCAACTCCGCCGAAGTCTGGTACAACGCCGGACTGCTCGACTTTCCGCTGGCGCGCATACAGGGTGCCTATAACGAATTGGGCTGCGCTGCGCCTTATTCCATCGCCAAGATGGACAATCAGATTTACTGGCTGGGCAAGGACGCGCGCGGTCAAGGTATGGTATTTCGGGCGGCTGGCTATATGGGGCAGCGTATTTCGACGCACGCTATTGAATGGCAGTTGCAAGAATACCCCGACTTGTCCGACGCCGTCGGCTACACCTACCAGCAGGACGGCCACAGCTTTTACGTTCTCAACTTCCCGACTGCCAATACAACATGGGTGTTCGACGTCGCAACCGGCGCTTGGCACGAGCGCGCGTCGTTCGAGAACGGCCAGTTTAACCGCCATCGCGGTAACTGTCAGATGTTCTTTAACTCCACAAACGTCGTCGGCGATTACGAGAACGGCAAAATTTATAAGTTTGACCTTGAGGTTTATTCGGATGACGGCCAACCGCAAAAATGGCTGCGCTCATGGCGGGCGCTACCGACCGGCGCCAACAACCTAGCCCGCACGACACACCACGCCATGCAGCTAGACTGCGAGACAGGCGTCGGGCTTAACGTCGGCCAAGGCAGCGACCCGCAAGTCATGCTGCGCTGGTCGGACGATGGCGGGCACACTTGGTCGAACGAACACTGGAAGACCATGGGCAAGATAGGCCGGTACGGCTACCGCACCATCTGGCGCCGCCTTGGCATGACCATGAAAATCCGCGACCGCGTATACGAGGTGTCCGGCACCGACCCCGTTCGTATTTATGTCATGGGCGCTGAACTGATTATCAGCGGTACGGGAGCCTAATGGTAGCCATTACCAACCCTACTGCGCTTACACCACCCCGCGTCGCCTTTCTCGACCCACGCACGGGCGCTATTAGTCGTGAATGGTATCGGTTCTTTTTGTCGCTGTTGACGGCGACCGAAACCAATCAGGAAGAAATCGAACTGGCGCCTGACGCATCATCGCTTTTGGCGTCTTATGACGCAGTGTTTGGCGAAGCTATACAAGGTATAGAAAGCGCACCCGACTGCTGTTCTGCAACGGCCGATGTTGACGTAAAAGTCAACAATCTCGCACAAGCAACCGGCGTAGAGCCGCCGTCGGCCACCGAAGACGAGATAGCAGTAATCCAATCACAATTGCAGGGTTTAGCCTTAGCGCCGCCACCTAAAGAATATCGTGTGCCGCGTTACGGTTCTTTCTACGACACTACCGACCAAGCGGCGGCCGTTATAAATACAGCTTACGCAATGACGTTTAACAGCACTGACTTAACGCAAGGTGTCTACATTGGTTCACCTACATCGCGGATATATGTAGATACACCTAACGTCTATAATATACAGTTTTCGGCGCAGCTTATTAACGCGGCGGGCGGCGCCCATAACGTCTGGATATGGTTGCGTAAAAACGGTACGAACGTAGCTAATACGACCACAACGCTCCGAATTGAAGGCAATAACACAGAAGCTGTTGCAGCGTGGAATTTTCTGCTACAATTAAACGCAGGTGATTATTTTGAGTTAATGTGGGAAGTTTCAGACTTGTCGGTCACGCTACACCATGACGTTGCTTCGGCGGTTCACCCCGCTATCCCATCTATAATTCTGACTGTCACTGACAACGTAAGTTCCTTGGAGGTTTAACCATGGCCGTAACCGTAAGCAACATCATCCCGGCTAAGACCGCCGAGAATAGCCAGACAACGCAGTACACATCGTCGGGCGTTCAGACCATTATCGACAAGTTTACGGCGACCAATTACAGCGTGTCGGCCGCGACGATTAGCGTCAACCTTGTCACGGCGGCAGGGGCTGCCGGTAACGACAACCTTATCGTCAAGACGAAGACGCTCCAGCCGACGGAAACCTATACTTTCCCGGAACTGGTTGGCCACGTCATCCCGAATAACGGCTTCATCTCGACCATCGCCAGCGCTGCATCGGCCATCAATATTCGTGCATCGGGCCGACTGGTCAGCTAATGCTGGAGCGGTCGTTCGACACGCGGCTCATCAACGCGGTGATAAATCACCCTGATGTACGCTGCGGCGTCGGCGCACCGGACGCAGGAGAACTGGACGTCGGACCACTGGTCGAGCGACCGGAACACTGGTTTTTAATGGGTGAGCATGGCGGCTTCCTTCTAAGCTGGTCAGCGCCAAAGGTAAGGGAAGTGCACACGTTCATACTGCCGTCTGGGCGCGGCGTATGGTCAAACCTAGCCCGGACTGCCATGCTCGATTACGCACGGCAGAACGGTGCCAAGATGCTTTGGACCAAGATAGCGCCGGACGCTAAACATGTCGCACGTTTCGCCCGTCAAGGGGGTATGCAAATGACACAAGAAGTGATAGAAACTTTCGGAATACCCTACCGGGTGTATAGCATGGAGTTAATCTGATGCCAGTCGCAGGAGCAATTATTGGCGGCGTAGCTGCTATCGGTGGGGGTGTTCTCGCTGCCAAGGGGGCCAAGAAGGCCGCCAAGACCCAAGCCGCTGCGGCTGAAAGCGCCGCCGCGCAGCAGGAGCGCATGTTTGCAAAGCAGCTTGAACTGCAAGAGCCGTTTCGCCAAGGCGGCCTAACTGCACAACAAGAGATTATGAAGCTGCTGGGGCTGGGCGGTGACGCCAGCGCGGCTGGCTATGGCAGCATGGCCAAGCCGTTCGGCATGGACCAGTTTCAGGCCGACCCCGGTTACGCATTTCGCCAGTCGGAAGGTATGCGCGCGCTGGAGCGCAGCGCTTCGGCACGCGGCAATCTGCTGTCGGGCAGCACGCTGAAGGGCATTCAGCGCTTCGGGCAAGACTTGGCCAGCCAAGAATATCAGAACGCCTTTAACCGTTATCAGGTCGAGCGCGCCGCACGCCTCAACCCGCTTCAGTCGCTGATGGGTTCTGGCCAGTCGTCGGCGAACGTCCTCACGGGTGCTGCGGGCAATCTTGGTCAAGGTCTGGCAAACGCGGAACTGGCGGCAGGCCAAGCCCGCGCGTCGGGCTACGTCGGTCAAGCAAATGCACTAGCTGGCGCGCTGGGTGGTATTGGCCAAACGGCTGCCATGTTCCCGATGTATCAGGCGCAGATGAACTATTTGAATAGCTTTGCCGCGCCAAAAACAAACCCCGGATATTCTAGTTTCCCTGTCGCCGGAAACAGCGGTAACATCGGTCAAGCCCTTAGCGGCTTTAGTGTAGGAAGCAGGCCCTAATCATGGCTAATCAGGCAATCGCATTACAGGCCCGCGCACCGCAAGGGGGTGGCTTGGGCGCTGCGCTCCAGCAAGGCTCCCAGATGATTAACATGATGGCGCAGCAGCGCGCTGCCGAGCGCCAAGCCGCGCAGGCGCAGCAGAGAATGGACATCGACGCAGCGCAGGAAGCGCGTGCTGCTGCCAAGGCCGTACCGGAGTTCAAGAAGGCTGAAGCCGAAGCAGGAAAAGCCCGTCTCGAATATGTTATGGACTTCTTCGACACGTCGGCGCTGGCTATCGCCAATGTGAAAGACCCGCAGCAGGCGCAGATGGTCGGCGCGCGGCTGAAGCAGCTATTTCCAGAGCCTGAATTTCAACAAGCCGTCGACCAGACTTTAAGTTCTATCCCGCAGAACCCTGCTGAATTTCAGGGGTGGCGCGAAGACGCGTTGTTTCGCACCTTGGAAGGTAAAGACCAGCTAGCCCGCGAGTTTCAGCGCCAGACCACTGGCGAAGAAGAACGTATCATCTCCATGCCGAAATACGGACGTGGCGATGCTGTCGAAGTGCCCGGTTCGCGTCTCAAAGTCGCCGAAGGGCTTACTTACGTCAAACTGCCCGACGGCTCGGTCGCGGCTATGCCCAAGACAGCTACGGGCAGCGGTGGGTTCGACGGTCCGGCCGCCATCGGAAAAGGTGGCGGTGGCCCTGTCGCCAAGGCACTACAGACCAACCCCGGCGCTATCAAAGACGGTGCGTTTGCGCGTTCGCAGCCCGGCTATGTCGGTGCCAGCGGTGGCTTTGCCATGTTTGACAGCGCGCAGTCCGGCGTCGCAGCGCAAGAGAACCTGTTGCGCAGCGCCTATGTCGGCAAAGGCTTCAACACTATCGACAAGATTGTTAATCGTTACGCACCGCAAGGGCCGGAAAACAGTGCAGCGTCGGTAGCGAACTATAAGAAATATATCTCACAGCGCACCGGCCTTGACATTAACGCACCGATTGCAGCCGGCAACATCCCTGCGGTCGCGGCGGCTATGCGCGAGTTTGAAACAGGCAACACCAAAGGCGGCAAAGGTATTCAGGCTGGCGACATTGTTCAGTCCGGCCCGACAAAAGAGCAGAAGACCAAAGACACGGGACGCAAGAACGTCTCCAATCTGGTTGGTTCGCTGCGCGACTACTACGCCGAGTTGCGCGAACGTGGCGGCGCGGTCGAAAGCGGCGGCGGCGTTCGCGGCGCACCGGAAAACATCACTAACTATCTTGCCGGCACTGCAATCGGGCGTCCGTTCGGACGCGCGCTGGGCACCGAAGCACAAGCGACGCGCGACAAGATTATTAACACTCGCCGTATGTTGGTCACGCAGATTGCCGACGCGGCAGGGCTGTCCGCGCAGGAAATGAACTCGAACGTCGAACTTCAGGGCTTGCTCGATGCTGCTACCGACCCGACCCAGTCGATTGAAGCCGTCGAAGAAACGCTGAACGAAATCGAACGGCTGTATGGTTTGCCGACAGCGACGCCAAAGCGGATACCGCGCAAATCGTCCAAGGCTAAACCTAAAGCCAAGCCTAAAGCAGCACCGTCGGGGGGCTGGGGTAAAGCAACGGTGGTAGGTGATTAATGCCCACTTACGAAATGAGAGCGCCTAACGGTCGCACCTATCGCGTTTCAGGACCGCCCGGCGCTACCGATGCGCAAGTCCGCGCCGAGATTTTGCGCCAGCACCCAGAGGCAGGCGGCGTAAAACCCAAAGCGGCGCCGAAAGAAAAGATTGGCCGTACAACGTCGTTCTTGACCGGCGTGGCCGAGGGGATGCGCCCGGTCGCGGAGTTCGCAGAAAAGCTAAACCCGCTCGATTATGTGCTCGACCCTATCGAAGAGTTTTTCCAACCGGGCGTTAAAAAGAAAATTGCAAAGGCAGGGAAAAAGCAGGCCAAAAAAGCCGAAACAGAGCGGCCCAACTACTTCACCGCCGGCAAGATTGCCGGCGAAATTGCAGCTACCGCGCCCGTCATGGCTGGTGGCGGGGCTGTTATTAAAGCAACTGGCAAAGGTCTGGCAACGGCAGCGCCGCGTGTAGGTGCAGCGTTGCAACGTGTCGGTACGGCGGTGCAGACCGGCGGTATCGGTGCCGGACGCACGGCAGCGCAGACGGCGGCGCTAACCAAAGGCCAGCGTGCGGCGCAGCTAGGCGAACGTATGCTGGGCGGTGCTATTTCAGGGGGCGGCAGCGCCGCGCTGGTGGGGCAAGACGTCGGCGAAGGCGCGGCGTTTGGCGCGGGGCTGCCTATTGTCGCAGACGTGCTCAAGCGCGTCGGCGGCAGGGCAGTTGACTTGTTCCGTATGCCGACCATTAAGGCCGGGCAGATTATTCGCGAAGCGCTAGGCGACAACATCGACGAAGCGCGCCGCGCTTTTGCGGAACTGTCGCCCGACGACCAACGTCTAGCGCGCCAAGTGCTTATCGAGGCGGGTGTAGAGCCGGACACCTTCATGGGGCTGGGCGCCGACGTCGAGCGCTTGCGCCCAGAGCAAACACGCCGCGTTCTGGAAGGCCAAGCGGCCGCCCGCGAAGCCCGCATGGCGCAAGCAGCCGGCGGTGCTACCGCGACGCAGACACGGTCTTCAGCAGAGATGGCCCGCCGCGCAGTTACCGACCTGACCGGCGAAGCGCGCGACGCTGCGCTGGCCCGCGCTAACGTCGCAGGGCGCGTCGTACCGCAGGCGGAAGCATTGGCGACTGCTGCTCGGCAGCGCGCTGACGAGATTACGGCGTCTGGGTTCGTCCCGCGTATGCGCGGACTGGAAGAACGCGCGGCCGAGCAGGCTGCCATCATGGGCGACACGCCTGCAATCTTTCCTGACATGGGGCTTATCCAGCAGACGCGGGGCGTATCTGGCGCGGCCGGTACGCGCGCCAACGCGGCTATGCAAGCGCAGATTGGCCTGCGCGGCGTTGCCAACGACATGGAAGACCTTGTCGCCGACTTGGCAGCCGAAGGTATGCAGCCGCTTCAGGTCGCGCCTATCGTGCGCCAGCTTCGCGTCATGGCAAACCAGCCGGGCACCCGCGCAGACAAGCTACAGCGCACGACGCTGACAAAACTGGCGGGGGAACTCGAAAACCTTGCCGACGCTAACGGCGTCATTGACGCGCGCGACCTGTACCAAATCCGCAAGACCGGCCTTAACGACATTGTCGACCGTCTGCTAGGAGCACGGGCACAGCCGTCGTCCGGTACGAAAGAGCGCACTGCGTCGCTGCTCACCAGCGTCCGTCCGATGATTGACGACGCTATTGAAGGTGCTGGCGGTACGGGCTGGAAAGACTATCTGACCCGCACGCGCCAAGGCTTCGAGACTGTCAACCGGCAGGAACTGGCAGCCAAGGGTGCGCAGCTTGTCAAAGAAAAGCCCGACGAGTTTATCGCGCTGATGCGCGGCGAACGCCCGCAGATGGTCGAAGACATTATGGGCAAAGGCACCAAGCAGTACGACATTGGTGGTTTGGCGCTGGCGGACCCGCAGCGTTACAACGCAATGATGAAGACCGCGCAGGAGTTGAACACCGTCAACCGTATGCGCGAATTGGGGCAGTCCGGCGCGCACGCAGCTACGGAACTTATCGACCGTGAACGTCCGTTCTTGGCGCGGAGCCTAACCCGCATGGGCCTAGCACCCTTCCCGCCGGCCCGCGTCGCTACCGAGGCCAGCGAGATGGCGCTGGCGACGTTCCTGCGTCCGCGTGTGCGCAACCGCTTGGCCGACGCCTTTATGCGCGGCCCTGCGATGCAGCAGGCCATGGAAGCCTACCCGACTGCGTTCAATATCTCTCAAGGCGTTAGCCGCGCGCCTGCCATGGTGCGCAACGTCATGGCGCAGGCAGCAGTTAAACCCTTTACAACAGAATTTCCGGCCATAGACCCTGATACCGGCGAAATGCTGCTGGACGTAGGCTATAATGAAGACGGTACGCCGTATCCGATTTATGGCGCGCCTAGAAGGTAACAGCGGGGGTTAAGGAAAAGTGGCCGACGATATGGTGTTAACCGTCAAATTGGATATGCTGCATACCGATGTGGTGGACATGAAAGCTGCTCTAGGCGAACTGTCTAAGTCAATTAACAAACTGGCGCTCGTCGAAGAACGTCAGACGCAAACCGCTCAAGCTCTAGAGAGGGCATTTAAGGCTGTAAGTAAGTTAGAAGATCGTCTCACAATTTTGGAACAGGCAGCGCCTAAGACTAAGGAAACTGGTGTCTGGGTTGATCGCTTCATCTTAGCGCTTGTCGTGGTTGTCATGGGCTTTGTTGGAACTAGATTAGGACTGTTATGAGCATCACACTAGGCTCCCGTTCGCTGCTGCGCCTTGAGGGCGTGCATCCGGACCTCGTCCGCGTCGTCAAACGCGCCGCAGCCATGTCCGACCTTGATTTCACCGTGCTGGAAGGGTTGCGCACCGAAGCGCGCCAGCGCCAACTACTGAAGCAGGGCGCAACCAAAACACTGAACTCTCGTCACCTGACCGGACACGCCGTCGACTTGGCGCCCATGCTCGACGGTAAGGTATCTTGGGACTGGCCGCTTTATCACCGGCTGGCCAAGATTGTGAAGGCTGCGGCAGCAGCCGAAAACGTCCCTATCCAATGGGGCGGAGACTGGCGAACTTTCAAGGACGGTCCGCACTGGGAACTGCCTTGGAAGCAATACCCGAAAGGAAAATGATATGAAATTTGTAGCATGGCTTCTTAGCCGCCTCAAAGAGCCTAGTACCTACGCAGGCTTCTCTGGTCTGGCGCTGGCCGTTGGCCTGTCGGACGTACAGTGGGCGGCTGTCTCCACGGCGGTTGCTGGTCTGGCAGGTGCTGCCGCTGTGTTTCTTTCGGAACAAAAGCCCGAAGCATGATTAAGCTATTGTCGTCCCTGCTATCGCTGCTTGACCGCCTATGGGCGGCGTGGTCCGATAACAAGCTGCGGCAGCAAGGGCGGCAAGAGGCTATGAAAGAGGCAGCCGATGAAGTACAACGACAAGTCGATCTGGCGGAGTATGTCGACACTACTCCTGACAGTGAGCGCGACGAGCGCTTGCGTACACGGTTCGACGCCGCCGCCCGTTAATTCCTACTGCGCCGTTGCGCAGCCCATCCGCTACAACAGCAAGCTGGATAGCCCGGACACCGTCAAGCAGATCGAAGCCCATAATTCTAGGTGGGTGTGTTTGTGTGAGAAAGACTGTCCCGCCAGCGCGTCAGATACCAAATAGCCTTTGACACGTCCTGCGCCGTGGCGTCCTTGTGCCCGGCGCGGCTGATGTACTTGAGCGCGTTACCGCGACAATAGCCGGCGAACTCTTCCGGCGTCATCTTGGCCTGAATATAGTCAATCGTCTCGATACCGCCGACCTTGTAGTGATTGGGGTGGTTGACGGGGTCGGCGTTAGCAGCAGCCCGCTGTCTGTATTCATTATCCCCTTTAAAGCATTCACCACAGAAAAGGCGACCAACGTCTACTCCGTGGCCGCAAAGAATTTGTGCTCGCTTCATTTCTTTATCCTTGCCATGATTTCTCTACGCTCCCGCATGGAACGCAGCTTGCACAGTCTTTGATGCAGCCGCCGCGCGATAGCGCTGCGCTTGTGCGTCTTGATCTCGTCGGTGAGCATGGCTTCGATCTCGTCTTCGCTGTACTTGGACAGGTCGACAGCCAGCTTCTGCCATAATACTTTAGCCGTCATCTTTCAGTTCCTCTAATGCTATATCCGACACCGCGCGCTTGTCATGGAGCGCGGCCCAGATACGTTCGTCAATAGTCTTCTCCGTCATCAGGACGTAAACCCAAACGTCGTGCCGCTGCCCGCTGCGGTGCAGCCGCCCGACGGTTTGTTCGTATAATTCTAGGCTCCACGGCAGCGACAGAAACACCATGTGGCAGCCGCCATGCTGAAGGTTGAGGCCGTGCCCGGCCGACTTCGGATGGACCAGCAGCAGTTCGACCTGCCCAGCATTCCAGCGCTCGATGACGTTGTCGTCGTCGATGGTCTGCGCGTGCGGAAAGCGCCGCTTCAGTTCCGCCAGTTCTTCCTGATAGTTGTACACGACGATGGTGTTAGCCCGCTGGTTTTCTTCCAGCAGTTCTGCCAGCCGGTCAAACTTGTGTGTGCTGAACCAGATCGACGGCGTGCCGCCGGTGCGGTTGTAGACGAAGCCAGACGCCATCTGTTGCAGCTTGGTCGTCACCGACGCAGCGTTCTGCGCAACAATCTGGTCGGTGCCGAAGCGCACCACATAGTCACGCTTCATCTTTTCATACGGCGCGCGGTCGTCCATGGCGACGCGCACTTCCGTGACGTGACACGGCGGCAGCTTGTCCTTATACTCGCCCGGCTCCAGCACAAACGTCGCAGGCTTGATGCGCGCCATGACCTGTTCGAGCGCGCCTGCGGCTGGCTCCCATTGGCCGAAGTCGCGATTGATGCAAATGAAGTATTGCTGCATGAAGGCGCCCTTTGACCGGCCGAGCAGCGACTGGTCGATTATCTTGCACTGCCCGAAGACGTCCTCAAGGCCGTTCGACGTGAACGACCCCGTCAACCCCCAGCGCACCTTGATGTTAGCCAGCAGTTTCTCCAGCGCCTTGAAGCGCTTGCCGGACGGGTTCTTGAGCCGTGTCAGTTCGTCGAAAACAATTCCGTCGAAGCCCGATAAGTCCTCTAGCTTATCGAGGTTATCATAGTTAATGACGACCACACTGGCATTGCTCCTTAACGCATCAACGCGCTGTTTAGGCGTCCCAACGGCCAGCGCCGGGGCAATGCCAGACCATTTCGGCGCTTCAACAGGCCAGACTTCCACGCACACCCGCTTGGGCGCTACCACCAGCCAGCGTTTGACGTGCCCGTCGTCAAGCATCGCCTGCATGGCGGTCAGACAGATCATCGTCTTCCCCGCGCCAACTGGCGCCAATATCATTGCCCGGTCGCGTTCGTACAGGAAGTCAATTGCTTTTTCTTGGTACGGACGCGGTTTAAGCATGACGGGCAAAGGCTCCATGCAGTTCGGCGCGGACTTTAGCGGCAACCGCCGTCGCTTCTTCTATCGTTTCATAGCAACCGTAATGGCGCGTTTTACGGTCGACCGAAAAACGGACTTGCCATTTACCTTGGTGCGGAGTGACGTTCTTTATGCCGGTTTTGCTTCGGGTGTTTGGCCGCCGGTTGAACTGGTTCTGTAGCCTCGTAGCTACCCTTAAATTTTCAGCGCGATTGTTGCTGGGGTTGCCGTCGATATGGTCGATGCAGTCTGGCAAATAGCCGTAGGTTAGCAAAAACACGACGCGGTGAACCGCGTAATGCTTACGCCGCCAAGTCACATAGCAATACCCTAATGGGTCTGGCGCTGGCGCCACGACATCGCCGGGGCGCTTTACGGATGTGCCGCGCCCAGCTTTTATTTTCCAATAAAGATGCCCATCGCGGTATTCCCATACGTCAAAAACTTCCGGCCAATCAGTCGTCATGTCTAGTCTCCTTGAAGCGGCTGGCCCATAGGTCCACATCATCCTTCGACCACAGGCAGGCGTAGTGCTGCCGCGTCGTCTTCATCTCGTCGGCGAATATCTCTTGCAGCGCGGACAGCCTGCCGCCCGGCTTCTTGAGTTCGACAAACCATGCCTCACCGTTTGGCATACAGGCGATGCGGTCAGCGACACCGCGCTGCGTCACGCTGCGAAACTTGTACGCAAAACCGCCCAGCGCCTTAACGCGTTTGACAAAATACGTCTCTATTTCTTTCTCGGTCATGCCAGAGGCCTATTCCAAAATTTTTTACAAATCAAGCCTTGCATCAAATTTTGTGTCGTGTATGCTGGCCGTCCAAACAGTGAAGTGAGGTAATATGCAACACAGTAAGATAGTCGGCGGTTCGACCGCCAAGCGCGTCATAGCCTGCCCCGGCAGCGTGGCGCTCGTGGACAAGATGCCACCGCAACCCAGCAGCACCTACGCCGATGAAGGCACGCTCCTGCACGACGCGATTGCGAAGGTGCTGGAGACGGGCTGCGACCCTTATTCGCTCGTCGGCACCAAGCTGAACGACAGCGAGTTGACCGAAGACCTTATCGAAGACAAGTTGCTCGTCGCGCTGGCGGCGCTGGACGAAGTCGACCCTGAAGGAAAGATGGAATATGCAGTCGAAAGCCGCGTGGGTTTTGGCGACCTGTTACCTGACGTGTTCGGCTCTACTGATTTTATCGGTCGGCTTGGTGATAGGGCTGTTGTTCTCGATTGGAAATTTGGCGACGGCGTGCCTGTCCCGGCCGAAGAAAACTACCAGCTTCTCTTCTACGCTGCGGCTTCTATCCGCACGCCGGAAACGGCATGGGCGTTTGAGGGCGCAAAGGAAGTCGAACTGATTATCGTACAGCCGC